GCTTATAGAACTCGACTGCGACGCGGCTCTTGCGATGGACCGTGATCTTCCTGTGAAGTTCGCTGCCCTTGGCGATGCCAACGATCCTTGCGCCGGTGCCACTGACGGTCCACTCGAGATAACAACCGGCGTTCGCCGCTTCAGCGAGCAGCTTTTCGGCCCACCGCAGTACCTGACCCGTGGAAAAGTCACGGATGTGATCGAGATCAATAGCGCCATACTCGCTGTCCAAAAGCATGAAGCCGATACCGTCGCAGTGTTTTTGCGTATGAGCGAGGATTGCTTCCTCGTAGTTGCCCCACGTGCTCGGATCGTTGTTCTTTGCAGTTTGATTGTAGTAGTGCGGCCGGTAGGGCACCTTGGTGAAATCCGCCGTGCTGTTGCTGCGATTGCTCCTGACCGGATCAGAGCTGATCTCGTCTTTGCGCTGCCACTTCCAAATCACCCAACGCCTGAGCTTGGTGAGCGGCAATAGTGCCGCCGGCAAGTGTGCGAGATCGCTCTGAAAGGTGCGCGGCTTCGCAACGGCAGAAGTGGTGTTGTCGGTCATTTCAGCGAGCCTCGCAGCCGATAAAATATGCTGAGCAGATAGCCGCCCTGCTTGTAGCTTCGCGGCGAACCGTAGTACTGCATCTTCATCGCCATCTCGGCGACGAAGGTCTGCTCTCTGGGTTCAAGCTGGTTCGCACAGGCGTCGCAGAACCTTGCGATTTCCAGCCAACGCGGTGCGCCGTTGTCGTCGAAGAAGTCGGTTGAAAACGCGCGCCCGGCGTTCTTCTTGCTGCCTTCTTCGACGCCGCGTGTGAAGATCGCTTCGGCGTCGCTGTCGGAATATTTGAGCTGCTCGATCTCGCCGTCCGCGTTCTCGATCAAAATGGCGACATCGCTGAACGCGAGACCTTCTCCCGGCAACAAGCGCCGCAGCGCATGCGTAGCCGCAATTGCTTCTGCTTCACGTTCAGCACCGAGCATCCGCACCGTCGTGCCGATCCGCCGCGCAAGCATGCAGGGGCGAAACTTCGCTTCCATTGCTTCCGGATTGCAGCGGCAGGCGCGCTTGTTGAGCGGACAGGTGTGAGCGGTCATGCCGGCAGTTTCCAGCAGCGGTCACGGTGACCACAGAGCCGGCACCGCCAATCGTCAGGATTGTCGGTGACGCGCGGCAGCAGCTCGCCGACACGCGTGGCCCTGATGATGTCGACGGCCTTGTCGCTCATGTCTTGTCCCAGCGTCGCGTCGAACGGGACAAGAAAATGCAAACGCTGACAATCGTCCGCATTGAGCACGCTGAACAACGCCGGATTGGTGCAGTTGAGATACGCCTGGTAGATCGCGACCTGGCCGGCGTATGAAGCGTAGAGGCCGGCGAGGCCGTCGCGCTCGACGGCGCGCCAGCCCTTCGCGTTGAGCGTCTTGCATTCCCAAAGGCAGGGATAGCGCAGGGTAGGCACCGGCGGGCCGGCGATCAGCTTGCCGTCGGCGTGGCCGCGGAACAGTCCGTCGAGGGCGGTAAATTCAAGCTCGTTGGCCGGCGCGAACACGAAGCCGGCGGCGATGAGGCGCCGGCGCATCACGCCTTCGCCCCAGTGGCCGCGATCAAAGATGTCACGCTGTCGTGCTGGAAACTGGGCGTCGCACATCCAATCGAACTGGATGCGTCGGAGGCAGTACGAGCCGATCGCTGACGCGCCAAGATATTGCCGAAAATTCTCGCAGGGCAGCTCGGCCCGCTCGATCAGTGTGTTGATCTGCGTATTGAGCGGCTGATCGGCGAGGCCGGCGCGATTGAAGTCGAGGATCGTGTTCACCTCTGCTCCCTCGGGCGGTTCACACCCAGCACGCGCTGACGCCACGCGATCAGCGCCTGCTCGTGCGCGGCGAACTCAGCGGCACTGATCTCGGTCCAGCCGGGATGACGTATCGGGTCGTACGCTTCACCGCAGCGCGCGGCGAGACGGCGACCGGCTGTTTCGACAAGCTTCTGCAGATCGGGTGGAGCGTCGATCATCGCCATCGCAAACGACACATTTCAGCCCATGCCGGCAGCACGCTCTTCAGTATCCAGCACAGTGCTTTGATCGGATTTACTCCGCGTAATGGCCGCAGCGTCAGCACGTATTGCGATGGCGGCTCAAAAGGGAATTGGGTCTCCCGTCTTCTCGTCGAACTCAGCTTTTTTGAGAACGCGACCATCGCCGTGGTCGCGCACGAGCTCGGCGTCGCTGATCAGGCTCCAAGCGAGGAGGAGGAAACTGGTCATGACGTCGGCGGACCAGTCCTGCAGTGGCTTGCTCCAGTCGATTTCCGCGCGGTTGGCGAGCTCTGACAGGATCGAGCCCACCACCGCAGCATCACACGGCGACGGCATCAGCCCGGTCTGCCGGACCATCGCCTCGTGGTTGCGGCCGTCGGCGATGGCCTGGCGCACCCGAACCTCGATCCAGGCGAAGATCACTGCGGTGACGATCGGACCCCATTCGTAGTCCGACAACCGGCCGATCGGCACGTTCGGTGACAGGCTGATTGCGATCTTGCGGGCCGCGGCGACCGCTGCCGCGGTCGCTTCGCGCTGCCATGCGTCCTCGCGATGCGAGAGATCTCCCATCTCACTTGTCCTCGTCGTGCTGCGGCTTGGCCCAGTCCGGACGCGTGATCGCGTTGGCCGGCGCCGCGCCGCTTTGCGGTGCCGTTGCCGCCGCCCCGCCGCTGCCGCTCGGCGCCGGGCCCGGGCTGCTGCTGATGCTGCCGGGCGGCGGCGGCTCGGGCCGGCGCCACTCCTTCTCGTCGGGAGTGATCGCTTTCTTGATCGTGTTTTTCGCCGCGTAGCCGTTCTTCGGCGGCTCGACCCCGAGACGCCCGATGAAGCAAAGCCCATCGAACTCGCCGTAGCTCCTGACCCGGCGTCCCTCGACCGCAGCCGAGCTTTTGTCATCGGGCCGAATGTTGCGCGCGCTCTCCAGCATGGCGCCGAGCGTCTTGCGCGTGATGTCGACCGCCTCCGCATGATTGTGGCCGTTCACCGTCAGGCGCACGAAAATCTTGCGCTTGTTGTAGTCGCTGCCGATGACGGTGAGCTCGCAGTTCAAGTGCTCGCTCGTGCCGTCCTTCGAACGGGTAAGCCAGCCGTCGGGGCCGGCGCCCCCCGGCTTGACGCGCATGTGGAGCACACACACCGTGTTGTCCGGGATGATGTCGAAGCTTCGCTGTGGGCCGACATTGTTGAAGTCCAGATTGTCACTCATCATCGATCTCCATTTGGTCTGCGGGTTGTAAGCTTAGTAAGCAGTTTTCCGAGATCCGGTGGCTCGATCTGGTCGAGCCGACCGCTGCGGTCTTTCGCCGGGTAGCCGCACGCATTCGGGCCGTTGCACACGAACGCACGCGTCGGCAGTTTTCCGTCGCCGAAATCGATGAACTGATACGTCACGACCTCATCGATGATGCCTGGCAGTTCGCGCGGAGTTTTCGATCCCTCGCACTGCAGCTGCCATTCGCTGCGACCGAACTCGTCGGTCACACGTTCGAGGATTCCGACGAGGATGATGTTCTTGCTGCGCGCCTGTTGCAGCTGGCGCACCCACGCCAGCAATTCTTTCGCCAACAGACCGTAGGCGCTGCGAATATCCTTCTTGCCGGTGCGGTCAGACAAGGCTTCCGGCTGCTGCTCGCACCACCGCAGCGCCATCCGCGCGATCTCGGTAAAGCTGTCAATGAAGAACGTTGTGTACCGGTTGAGATCCGGTAGCGCGCCGCTGACCGCTTCATAATGTGCGAGCGAGTAGCACATGTGCGTCGGAAACGATGGATTAGCTCCACCGATGCGGCACGCAATGTCGCGTGCCATCAGCCAGTCGGTGAGCCGGATTGCGTCGACTTTCACGTCACGCACCGAGAGGTCGCCGGCCTCACCGTCGATGAAGCAGGTGTGCGGCAGATCGAGCGTGCGCAGCTGCCAGGTCTTGCCGACGCCGGGCGGACCGAACAGCGCCACCTTGGCACCGCGCTCCTCGTGCATCCTCTCGTCGGCCGTGATGAAAGGGAACGACATTATGCTCACCGCTTCACTTGGCCGAGCAAGAGCGTGGCAGCCTCGGTCTTCTGCGCGGCCAGCGCCGTCATACCACCCGAAGCGTAAGCGGCGACCGCCTTGAGCAGGTCGGCGAGGCGAGACGCGGCACCGGCATCGAACCGCGCCAACGCGCCGCCGGTGATCTTAGCGATCTCGCCGTAGATCTCGCTGATGATCGGAGTGTCGCCCTCCTGAAACAGGAA